TCTTCTTCTAGAGATAGATGGTTTAATGACGCTGAGAATATTATTCTATCTACTATCCTTACTGGAGAACAAGTATTAACATTGTACCCAGAACTTGGGCCTAAAATTAATGAAGAAACTGGAAAAGAAGAACCGGGATTACTACAACATGTCTCTTCATATACTGATGAGGATTTCCCATCAGCTCAAAATAGTGGACAACAAAAAACATGGACACCTGATGAAGCTAGGGATTTAGAATTTACTTACCAAGAAAAATATCAAGTATTAGAAAGATTTTATAAAACAAAAGTACCATTCTACAGAATTGTTGATTCAAGAAGTGAAGAAGAAATGATACTAGACGAATCAGAGTTTCAAGAGTTTTTAGAAAAGAATCCGGGTATATTTGAAAAAGGGATGGCTGAATTTGAACAAGTTTTACAAACTCGCGTAGGTATTGTTTGTTCCATAGGCGAGGTGGTTTTGTACGAGTCCATCCTCAATACTGACTTATATCCTATCGTACCTTTACCTAATATATATACTGGAACTCCATACCCAAGGTCTGATATATCTAGGGCGAGGCCAATGCAAAGACTACTGAATAAACTCTGGTCTTTAGCTTTGTCTCATGCTCAGGCCAGCGCGGGTTTGAAACTTATTGTACCTATTGGAAGTGTTGATGATTTAAGTCAACTTGAACAAGATTGGGCTAATCCAAATGCTGTAATAGAAGTTGATTCTTCTCAAGGAGAACCACATTTTCCAGCACCTACACCATTAGCCGGAGAATTTTATAAATTAATACAGTCATGTGAATTTTATATTGATTTTACTTTTGGTATACCTGAGCTAATGCATGGATTCTCTGAAAAAGCTCCTGAAACTGTAAGGGGAACAGAAAGAATGTTAGCTCAAGGTGCTGAAAGACCTAAGTCTAAATTAAGAGACATAGAATTTAGTATCAGAAAACTTGGCCAAGTAATCTATGGATTATCAAAAGGTCATTATACATTTAAAAAGATTTTTAGATTAACTCAAGCTAATAATAATATTAACGAAGTTATGGCTAATTATTATGATGATTACTCAGAAACTGTAGTAGATGTTTCTAAAGAGCGTCATCATATTGGACAACATGATATTAGTATAGAACCGGGTTCTACATTACCAACAAGTAAATGGGCAGAATATAGTGTTTACTTAGAAGCTTATCAAGCTCAATTAATTGATAGGGTAGAAGTGATTAAAAAGAATCCAGAAATATTTGATAAAGAAAGTCTTATTCAGAGAATGAGTGAGATTTCTCAACTGCAAAGTCAGGTAGAACAACTGACTAAGCAAAATAAAGATTTGCAGGGTGACTTGCAAACTGCACGTAGGGAATCTGTTAGCGATAGAAAGAAGATTGAAGTTGAAAAATTTAAATCTAAACTTTCTGGAGTCGAGTCAGATACGAAGGCAAAAAGTAAAATCCAAGCTAATAAGCTTGATAATGCGGTGAAGCTACAAGTAGAAAAATTAGGGTCAGCTATGAAAGACATGGAAGATGGCCTTGGTTCAGTTCAAGATATACTTTAAAGACATCGCAAGGAGATAAAAATGAATGAAATAAATGAAGTGGTTGAACAGGAACAACAAGTTGTTGATGATGCAAGTAATCCATTTGGAGAACAAAGACCTGAAGAGGAATATCGTGGAGATGTTGCTCCGAGTCAATCTCCAGAAAGCGAAACTTACCAAGTAGACTGGGAAACTGAAGCAAAGAAATTTCAATCCATGCATGATAAACAAGCATCGGAAAATGATAAAATGCGTCAGGATATGAAGTACATGGCTGAGAAGTTCGTTGAGGCTCAACAAAGCACTGTTAATAACCAACCTAAATCACAATCATTAACCGAGGAAGAATTTAATCCTTGGGACGCCTACTACAAACCTGAATCCGATAGTTATAAATTCCGAGTAACGCAGGAACAACAATCGGTTAATCAGGCTGTTCAAGGGGAATTGTCCAAAATGAATGAACAAATGCTCTTGAACAATACTGTGAATGAATTGAAGAATATGCATAAACTGTCAGATGGTGAAGTCAAATCCTTTATGGATTGGTCTACTAATCCGACAAGTAATCTAAGTCTAAATACGTTAATTGACGTCTGGCGTGGAGAGACTGGAAGAGATGCACCAGCTTCAAATGATTCACTAGAAGCGGTGAAAGCCGCTAGGGAAGCTCCTAGAAGCCCCGGTGTTATACAAGGTTCTCAACCTGAAGTCAAATCTGATATTGATAAAGCTTGGGAAGGTGTACTAGCTGGGAGCAATAGGAGAAACGTACTTTAATAAAACTGAAATAGGAGTCAATAATGGCAACTTATAATAGCGGACAGCTAAAACATAGCGACCCCGGTGCAGTTATAGACAGTACGGTTCATTCAAGACGGTTATATAATTTCAGCGATAGAGTCGCTGATTTAGCACCTGAAGAATCTCCGTTTTTTGTCTATCTGTCAAAGGTCGCAAAAGTTCCTACCGATGACCCTCAGTTTAGATTTCTTGAAGATAGAAACAAAATTGCTATTACAGACCGCTCCTTTAGAATCCAAGCAGCAGTAACTTTATCAGCAGCCGGAAGTTTAACTACAGTTACTTTCGATACTGAAGGTGGAGCTAGTGTTGATTGGCTTGTAAAAGGTATGGTTGTAGCTGTAGGTGAAGATGATGACAGCACGAATCAACCCGCACATAATATTGTGCGTATTGAATCTCTGACTGATAGTGGAGCCTATACAACAGCAGTAGTTCGTACTATCTCCAAAGCCGGTGCTGCTTCAGCAGAACTTGCAGTAGATGACAATACTAAATGTATGGTAGTTGGAACTTCTTTTGAAGAAGGTTCTGGTTCTCCAGATGTTTGGTCGCGTGAGCTTGATAATGATTATGGTTATACCCAAATCTTTAAAACAGCTTGTGAATTGACAAATACAGCAAGGGCAACTCGTTATAGAGGATATGCTGATGAATGGCAACGGATATGGAATCTAAAGCTAAGGGAACATAAGGTAGACATTGAAAGAGCAATGCTCTTTGGTCAACGTGCATCTATTCAGGGTATTCAATACTCTGAGGGGATTGCAGGTCAAATTATGAAAAATAGTCAATCAAATGTAGTAACAGGCGGTGGGCAAGTCTCTTATAATGAGGGACAAGCTTATTTTAAATCTGTTACAACTGCTGAATGGACTTATGATGATATGCTTAGTGACCTTGAAGTAATATTCGACCCAGCTCGTGGTGGAAATTCTTCAAAGCTAGCTCTTTGTTCACTTCCGGTTATTTCTCAGTTCAACAAGATGGGCGATGGTGGTTTTATTGATAATTCAACTGCTAGTACACAAGCTCAGTATATGATTGAAAGAGCTCAAGGTTCTTTTGGTCATAGAGTAACCAAAGTTGATACTATTCATGGTGATATTACATTAGTAAAAGAACCATTGTTTAGAGGTTTAGCTTCTGGTTTTATGTGTATGGTTGATTTAGACCATGTGTCATACAGACCTCTTGTTGGAAATGGACTTAATCGTGATACTCATATTGTTACTAATGTGCAGTCAGATGATGAAGACTTAAGAAAAGACATGATTCTTACAGAAGCAGGTCTGGAAGTAAGTCTACCTGAAACTCACGCACTCTTCAACTTAGAAGGAGTATAAAATGAGAGCTGATTATTTAAACGAAAACAGTAATAGTACTAACTCATTTAAAAAGAAAGTAGAAGAAATTGGAGCTGATAGAACTCTAACTTCTGAAGATAGTGGCAAAGTTTTTGCTTGTGAATCTTCAGGTGGAGCTGTTGCAATTACATTACCTACTACTTTAGAAAATGGCGTCCATTACAAATTTATTGTATGGGAAGAAACTCCTACCAACGAT